ACCTAGTCCTTAGGTTCGGATTGTTACCCAGAAATGGCTGTTGGGTAATTCCTTCCGTACCGTTCGCCGTACCGGTTTACCCAATGAATCACCCAAGAAATTTACCCGAAACTTGACAATTTGCGAGCTTCTGGTGCGTAAGGAGACTTGTCAGTGGACAAGGGCGGGATCGAACCGCCGACACACGGATTTTCAGTCCGTTGCTCTACCAACTGAGCTACTTGTCCGAAACTCTCGTTTTTCCCGGTGTTTTTGACGTTATTTGCTTTTTCAGGCCGGGTCGGTAAAATGTTGTCTGACACCAGTTTGACACCCACCGACACCCGTTTGACCACCGAAAAGCAACGTACGGGGCAACGAGATGACTACTTTACGCAAGACCCGGCCGGCTCGCAAGGCGCGAACGAAGGCCGAGACATTCCCCCTGTTTCAGCGTGCCGATGGCCGATGGTGCAAGAAAATTCGCGGCAAGCACCACTATTTCGGCCATGATAAGGAAAAGGCGTTGGAACAGTACCAACGTGAGGCCGGCCTGCTGCAAGCGGGTTTGACACCCGATCGCGGCGATTTGGGTGTCAGAGAACTTTTCAACCGCTACCTGTCGGCCCAAGAGCGGAAGCGAGATGCCGGCAAGATCGGCTCGCGAGCGTTGGCGGACTCGGCCGGCACCCTTAGACGCGTGCTGGCAATCCTGAATGACCGGCTGGCGTCGACCCTGGCCCCCGAGGACTTCGACCGGCTGGGGCAGCGGCTCGCCAAGGGACGATCGGCCGTCACCGTGGCGGGCGACGTGCGGCGGACCAGGGCGGCTTTCAACTGGGCGCACAAGGCCGGCCTAATTGCCAAGCTGCCGACCTACGGGGCCGAATTCGAGGCTCCCCCGGTCCGAATCATCCGGCTCGCCAAGTCGCAGCGGGGGGCGATGATTTTCACCGCGGCCGAGATTCGCGAAGTGCTCAAGGCCGCGGGCCCGCAACTCAAGGCAATGATTCTCCTGGGGGCAAACTGCGCCTTGCTGCCCGTCGACTTGGCCCGGCTGACTTTCGAGGAGATTGATTCAGATTTTGCATGGCTGCGGCAGGCCCGCCACAAGACCGGCGTGGACCGGCTGGCGTCGCTCTGGCCGGAGACTGCCGCGGCACTCCGCGAAGCCATAGCACAACGGCGGAAGCCAGCGGCGGCGGAATACTCGGAATTGGTTTTCTTGACCGAAAGCGGGCTCCCGGTGGTGCGCACCAGGACGCCGGCAAAGGCCGCAACGGATCCAAGGGCCGCCCTAAATCAGACCGTCATCAACCGCGTGACGAGTGATTTCCGCGAATTGCAGCAGGCGTGCAAAGTTTATCGGCACGGCCGCGGCTTCAATTCGCTGCGGCATGGATTTTTGACCATTGCCGAGAGTAGCAGGGACTTTCCGGCAGTGGCAAAAGTTATGGGGCATTCGGTGCCCGGCGTTACCAGCCACTACCGCGAGCACATTGGCGACGATCGCATCAAGGCAGTTTGCGAAGTGGTGCGGACGTGGCTGTTGGCCGGATGAGTTGAACCGTTTAAATCGAACTGGGCCGCGGGCGTTGCTTCCCGTGGGTCCGGGCGCCGGCGCGGCTACCTTCCTTGCCGCACGGCGCCCGGGCCAATAGCCCTGAAAGGAAGGAACAATGGGGCTGGCAGAGATTCAGCAGCGCCGGGCTGCGCGGGCCGCAATTGGTCGGCTGGCCGACGTTAAAGCCGCGGAACTGGAAAAAGCAAAGCTCGCCAAATCGGCCTTTATTCAGGCCGGCGAGCGAGCGGCCGGGTTTTCTCGCGGGACTAAGAAAATCACTGCCGCACAACGCCGCGAATTGGCAAGCATCGTTTGCGAGTGGGTCGAATGTGCCCGCCCCGCATCAATGGCCGATGACCTGTCCGCGGCCGTCGAATATGTTGACCATGAAGACTCGCTCGACGGCCAGCAATGCGCCGCGGAAGTAATCAGGGCGGCGTTAGCCGGAAAGCCGGATGAAGTTGCAGACGCTATTAAAGTGGCGTGCGATGACGACGGCACGGCGACGCCGCTTTGTCGGGGCTTCAAAGCTGTAACGGAATGGATAGAGGCGGCCGAGTCGGGCATACGACTAAGCCGGACGGTTGCCGTCGAGACACGCGTGCCGTCCGCAGCACCGCCCGACGTGCCCAGCAGCACCGTCATTGATAGTGCCAACGATGGGACCATGAACGTCGGCGGGCGGCCCGACAAATTCCCCGGTCTCTCGGAAGTGCTTGCCAACAATCCCGGCGATGGAAGCGACGAACACTATCGCAAAGTCCAAGGGCTCTATAGGAAGAAACGGCCGAAGTGGGCTCGCGAGAATCGAGGCAAGCCTACTATTCAGCAGATCAGAGACAAGGTGAACAATCGGCGGCGTAAGCAAAGCGGCAAAAAAGCAAAACCGGGAGGGTAAAACCCGGGTAAAACCCCCCGCCTTTTTGGCGTTGCTTCCATTTTGCTGAAAAAATCACACGCGAGAAAATAGGGTAAATTCCCTCATTTTCCGGGGTAAAACCTCGGTAAAACCTAGACCCATCTTCAGGCATTTTGCTTCACGTAGAGAATCGAACTTAGTCACCTACACGACTAAGGAACGATTGAATGTCGAAGCAATTCACTACCGCCCAAGTCGCAGAAATCTGCGGCGTACCTGTCTGGCGCATCCAGCGGCTTTTCTCTTTGCGGCTAGTCCCGGACGTGGAACGGTTCGCCGGCAAGCGAGCCATCCCGGCTGGCATGGTCCCGCGAATCATCGACGTTTTGCGCGAACGGGACTGGCTTCCGGCCGCGGCGGAGGTGGCCGCCCATGAGTAGCGCCCCCAACTCAGTCTTGACCGTCGCCGAAGTCGCCGAGCAATTGCGAGTCGACGTGCATAAGGTCCGGGCGTGGATCAACGCCGGCGAGCTTGTCGCCAGCAACGTGGCCACCACGAAAGCGACTCGGCCCGTCTATCGGATCCGAGCGGCGGACCTCGCGGCGTTCCTCGACGGCCGGGCATCAACGCAAAAGGTCGCAGGCAAACCGCCGCGGGCAAACCGTCGAGCTACCTACCGGGAGTTTGTATGAGCCCGCGAGCCGACAAAAAACCAAAAGCCCGCGGCCCGATTCCCGCAGACATAGAGGCGGGGTGGGTGACGGGCATCGTCGACACGCGAGAGCAGTATCCGCTAGACCTAGCTCCGCTCAAGTCTGTCACCGGCACATTGACGACCGGCGACTACTCGCTACTGGGCCTAACTCACCATGTAGCTATCGAACGCAAGAGCGAGGCCGACCTAATCGCATGCATCGGCGTAGAGCGCGAGCGGTATGACCGCGAAGTACAGCGGTTGTTGGCCTATCCCGTTCGCGCGCTAGTGGTCGAGAGCACATGGGAGCGTATCGAGGCCGGCGAGTGGCGCACTAAGGTCACACCGGCCGCGGCCATCGGCTCGCTGTTGGGATGGATCGCTGCCGGCTTGCCCGTCGTCATGGCGGGCAACCACGAGCGGGCCGGCTTGTACGTTTCGCGGCTGTTATTCACTGCCGCGCGTCGACGGTGGCGCGAGTCTCGCGGGATCTTGACCAACGTGCTGGGCTCCGATCTGCCGCACACGGAGGCGGCGCAATGATAGCCCGAGACCTACTCGCACGCTTCGACAACGTTCGCGAAGACGGCGCGGCGCAGTGGTCGGCACGCTGCCCGGGCCATGATGACCGAAACAATTCCTTGAGCATTCACCAGGCCGACGACGGCAAGCTGCTCCTGCACTGCCATGCCGGTTGCGCCAAGGGCGATATTCTGGCCGCCATTGGTTGCACGATCCGGGACTTATTCCCGCCGTCGCAGAACGGCCACGCCAACGGCAAGACGTTCGGCAGGATCGTCGCGACCTACGATTACCGGGATGAAAGCGGCCGTCTGCTTTATCAGGCCGTCAGAATTGAGCCGAAAGACTTCCGGCAACGGCGGCCGAAAGACGGCGGCGGATGGGAATGGAAGTTGGCCGGCACGCGCCGAGTGCTTTACCGACTGCCGGAACTGCTGGCCGCGGATCCGAACGCAATCGTCTGGAAGCCTGAAGGCGAAAAGGACACGGACAACATGCGGGCCATCGGACTTGTGGCCACCACCAACGTCATGGGCGCCGGCCCCGGGAAATGGAAGCGGGAGTATGCCGAAGCGTTGCGCGGCCGCCATTGCGTTGTCGTGCCCGACAATGACCAGCCGGGCCGAGACCACGCCGAAGCCGTTGCCAATTCGCTCGCTGGCATTGCCGCATCTGTTAAGGTTTTGGCGCTGGCCGGGCTGCCCGACAAAGGCGATGTGAGTGATTGGCTTGCCGCTGGTGGGACCGCGGACGAACTGGTCAAGCTGGCGGAAGCCGCGCCCGAGTGGACGCCGACGGCGGCGAGCAAGCCGGCGAAGGCCAAACGCAGGCCGCGGCTGATTGCAATCGAGCGGAGGCCGGGCGACTCGGCGCCTGCGATCCTGCCCGACAACTCGCCCAGCCTGAAGAGCGACAATGGGCGGACTGACCTGTCGAATGCCGTTCGACTCGTGCTGCTGCACGGTGACCGTATTCGGTGGTGTGAACCGTGGGGCAAATGGCTTGTGTGGGACGGGCGCCGATGGCTGCTGGACAATGAGCGCCAATCGGAAGCTTTGGCCAAGTCAGTGGCCGATGCGATATGGGCTTGGACCGCGGACAATCTACGCGACATGCCCCGCGACCAAGCCGAAGAGGTTTTGCGATTCGCCCGCTACTCGGCTGGTGCCCGCGGTATCGGCAACATGCTGGCGCTCGCACGGTCCGAACCGGGCATTCCCATTCTGCCGGAGCATATCGACGCCCATCCCTGGCTGCTCAACTGTGCGAACGGAATCGTCGATTTGAAGACCCGCGAACTACTGCCGCACGACCGTAGGTTTTTGCTGACCAAGTTGGCGCCCGTCGAGTACATCCAGGGACCGGCCGGCGAATGTCCAATTTGGGAGGCTACTCTCGACAAGATCTTCGCCGGGTCGGAGGAACTAACAAACTTTGTCCATCGGCTGTTCGGTTCTGCAATGCCCGGCGAGGTGGTCGAACATAGCTTGCCGATTCTTTGGGGCAACGGCAGCAACGGCAAGAGCCTGATTGTCGAGACGCTGCTCGAAATCCTCGGCGACTATGGCGGAAAGGCCGCGCCGGATTTGCTCTTAGCCAAGAAAGGCGATTCGCATCCATGCGATAAGGCCGACTTGTTCGCCAAGCGGTTCGTGTTCAGCGTCGAAACCGACGACGGAAGGCGACTTGCTGAGGCCACCATCAAGGAACTGACCGGCGGCGACCGAATCAAGGCACGTAGGATGCGTGAGGACTTTTGGGAATTTCCGCCGTCGCACTCGCTTTTCATGGTCACAAATTACCGACCGCGAGTGCGTGGCCAAGATCATGGGACATGGCGCCGTCTGCAACTGCTGCCGTTCAACGTCAAATTCTGGAATCGCGACCGCGGCGAGACGGGTCCCGCTGAGTTGGAAGCCGACAAGCACCTGAAAGACAAGCTCCGCGCCGAGTATGGCGGCATCTTGCGTTGGCTGGTCGATGGCTGCCATGCGTGGCAGCGCAACGGACTTTGTGAACCGGCCGAGGTGAAAGAGGCAACCAAGAGCTACAAGGCCGCCGAGGACGTGCTCGCGGCGTTCATCGCCGAGTGCTGCGAGATTGACCTGAGAACCGACCACTTCGGGACTTTTTTCGCCAGTTTGAAGGCCAGCGACCTGCGAAAGCGACTTGGCGAATGGTGCAAAGAAAACAGCGAAAAGCCAGTTAGCGGCCGGCGACTCGGCGACTATTTGGGCGACAGCGGAGTCACAAAGCGAACAAGCAACGGCACTTACTACGACGGAATCAGATTCTTGTGAGTTGGAAGGATGGAAGGATCGAGGCTTTTTCAGGGTTAACCGCCTATACGCGGGCGCATTAGAGATTAACCGGGATTCTGCTTCCATCCTTCCATCCTTCCAAAACGAGTCCGGCCGACTGGACAACCACAACCACCAGGAGAACAAGGCGTGAACATTGGCGAATTGATAGCACGACTGAGGGCACAAGGGCACGTGAACGCATCCGCCAAGCTGGTCGACTACGCGTGCGGCCGCGGCGTCCCTCATCCCGCTGAAGTCGACGGCGTGCGGCTGTTCGACGCCGAGCACCTGGACCGGCTGGCGGCACTCATGCCGACCATGCCGCAGTGGCGTTGATTGGAGCAGCACCGATGCCACGGGAACCCCGCGAGATTGTGTTCATTCAGCGGCCGCGATGCCCGCGTTGTCGCGAGACTCGGCTGCTGACCACGCGCAGCACGACCGACCCGGACGGCAGCGCCGCACGACGGACCACGTGCTCGAACTGTGGGAAGAAATTTTTGGTTGTGGTCGAATGAAACGCCAGTATTTGGCGGAACAGTGATAGACGTTTGGATAATGAAGGCATGAGCACCCAAACCCAAACAAAGAATTCGACGGGCTACATTTGCCAACTTTTGCAGAGAATGCACGGCGACATTGAAAGGGCAATCGAAGCCCTTTCAATGTCGCCCGTCGAGAGAGTCAACGGTGCCGCGTACTACAGCGATGAACAAGTTGAGGCAATCGCCGAGCACCTCCGCACCTCGGGCACGAACAGATGAATGGCAAATTAACGAGGTTAATTCTTACGGGGGGGTAGTTGAGACCTGGGGCCGCTTGCCAGAAACCCTGCCCCAGCTCGGAAAGAAATCGCCTAGCGTCTATTCGTCGCCGGGGTCCAAAACATGACAACCGAACCAAAAACCTTTGAAATGGCGACGCTCAAGCCGTTCTATCCGGCGGCCGATGAAAGCACGCTGGCCAACGCATCGCTCCGCCTGCCGGCCAACCGTCGCACGGTCCGCCGTCAGCAGAAGCGATTGCTGGCGATTCTGAACAAAACCAAGGCGGCGACGCAGACGATCGAACGATTGCCAGCGCCGGACGAAAGCCTGCATTGCGTACTGAACGGCGAGTTCGCGCTCTGGGACTTCGTGCCGGCGATCCTGCAATTGAGCGGCCAGCCGATTGACGAGCTTTGGATTGCCACCCTCGGGTTCTCGAAAAGGAACGTCGAAGCGCTCGCCGAGCTGGTCGAAGCCGGACAGGTGCGGCGGTTCGACGTGGCCTGCTCCACCTACTTCGGCGCGGCGGACGCGGCAATCTATGCCCAGATGTGCGAACTGGCCGGCAAGCACGGTTTTAGAATCGCGGCACTGCGGACGCACGCCAAGCTGCTGCTGATTGCGACCGGCGAGGCGCGAATCGTGGTCGAGAGTTCGGCCAATTTGCGATCCTGCCACAATGTCGAACAGGCGACAGTTTTCAACGACGCGGAGCTATTCGACTTCCACCGAAAATGGATCGACGACCTGTTGACCAAAGGGGGCGCGAAGTGAGAGGCCGCAAACCAACGTACAAGACGATGCAAAAGGCCGCCGATCCGATCCAAGCGCCCGTCAGAGTTCCAGCTTGTCCCAAGACGCTGACCGGCGAGGCCGCGGCCGAGTGGCGCAGAATCACAAACCTTTTACGCGGGCTGGGGCTGGTCGCGCAACTGGACCGCGCGGCGCTCGCGATGTATGTCCAGGCATGGGCCCGGTGGGTAGACGCGGAGGAGCAGCTTGCCACGCAGGGCGTAATCGTCAAATCGCCCAATGGCTACCCGATTCAAAATCCTTATCTCAGCGTCAGCCACCAGGCCGCAAAGCAAATGCAATTGTTGCTCGGCGAGTTCGGCTTGAGTCCAGCCGCGCGGCATCGCCTACTTGGAGCGACGAAGAAGACCGAAGATAGGCCGGAAACAACCGGCTGGGAGGGCACCCTTGCAAATGTCGTCGGATAACGTCCCGCAGAACGCGGAAGCGGATAGAGCGGTCCGGTTTATCAACAACCTGACGCACGCGAAGGGCGCCCGATGGGCTCGCAAGAAGTTCAACCTGCGGCCGTGGCAGGAGAATGAAATCATCCGGCCATTGTTCGGAGCGCTTCGGCCCGACGGAACCCGCGCCTACCGGAAGGCGCTGCTGGCGCTCGGAAGGAAAAACGGCAAGAGCGAAATCGGGGCAGCCATTGCGATGTATATGCTGGCCGGCGAGCCCGAAGAAGGCGGCGAGATTTATTCCGCGGCAACCGATCGCGAGCAAGCCAGCTTAGTGTTCAACGTCGCCGCCCAAATGGTGAAGAACGACCCGACGCTATCCCGGCATTGTCACATCATCGAAAGCCGCAGGCAGATCACCTACGCCCCGACCAACAGCGTTTATCGAGCAATCCCCGCCGACGCGCCGCACGCTCACGGATACAACGCGTCGTGCCTGATTTACGATGAGTTGCACGCGGCCCCGAATGCAGAGCTTTGGAACGTGCTCACCACGTCGATGGGCGCACGGACACAGCCTCTCACGCTGGCAATCACGACCGCGGGTTATGACCGCAACTCAATTTGCTGGAAAGTGTGGGAGTACGCTCGTCAGGTGCGCGACGGCGTTATACCCGACCCGAGTTTCTTGCCGATCATCTTCGAGGCGCCCGAGGATGCGGACTGGACAGACGAAAAGGTTTGGGCGGCGGCCAATCCGGCACTCGGCGACTTCAGAAGCATCGATGAAATGCGTGAACTTTGCCGCGAGGCCCAGCACATGCCGGCCCGGGAAAATGTGTTCCGCCAGTTGTACCTGAATCAGTGGACGGAATCGGCCGTCAAATGGCTGCCGGCCGGCGCATGGGAGGCATGCGCCGAAGACTTCGGGCCGGGCGACCTGGAGGGGCGGGATTGTTTTGCTGCGCTCGATTTGGCCTACAGAAACGACTATGCAGCTTTGGTCCTGTTGTTCCCGGGCGACGACGGCACTTATCACCTGTTGCCGTTTTTCTGGCTTCCGAGCGAAGGCAACCGCGATTTGCGGAAAGAGCCGACGGCAACCTACGTGCGCGACGAACTGGTCGAGCTGACGGGGGATAACAGCACCGATTTCGGCGTTATCCGAAAGCGCATCAATGAAATGGGCAAGCGGTTCAACATTCGTCGACTTGCCGTCGACCCGTGGAATGCTCGCCAACTTTCTGGCGAACTCATCGAAGACGGCTTCGAAGTTTTCGACTTCGCACAAAACATGAAAAACTACACGGAGCCGACCAAGCAATTCGAATCGCTGGTGAAGGCAAAGCAGATTCGCCACAACGGCAATGCCATTGCCCGCTGGATGATTGCCAATGTAATGATCGAGACGGACAGCAGCGGCAACTACCGCCCGTCGAAGAAAAAGAGTTCGGAGAAAATCGACTTCGCCACGGCTGCCATCATGGCCTTGGGGTTGACGCTCGAAAGCGGCAACGGTCGCTCATATTACGAAGATCACGACCTTCTGATTTTGTAGGCGAACAATGCCAAACCCGTACACACTCTTAAGCACAGCGATCACCGGCGCCGTCACCGCGGCGACGACCACACCAGACATTCTTGACATGGCCTTCCACCGTTCGCTGACGGTGCAATTTAACTTCAGCTACGGTTCGGGCGGAACATCGGTCGACGTTTATGTGCAAACCACGTTCGACGGCGGCACGACTTGGACCGACATTGCAAACTTTCACGCGACGACTTCGAACGAACTGCGGCTTTACAATCTGAATCGCGCCACGAGCGTCACCAGCATCGCGACGCCGACGGACGGGGCGCTGTCCGCGAATACCAGCGTCGACGGGTTGCTGGGCGACCGCGTGAGGGTCAAATTCACGACGGTCGGCACCTATGCGGGCTCGACGACGCTTCTCGTCTCTGCGATTGTCGGATGAAAAATCAACGGCTCGCGGACACCGGCCAGCCGCGGGCCCACAACAAACGGCCGGAAACAAAGGGAGACAATGGCGATGAACATGCTAGCAGCCATACGTGGCAAAAAAGGCGACAACGCGGACGCCGACGAACTGACGCGGCCGCTCAGGAAAGTCGACTGGCCGGCCTACGCGGAAGCCGCGGCCAAGGTCACTGCAAAAAGCATGCGCTTTTTGGAGGTGCAGGCACGCGTTAACAAGTTGTTTGACGACCACCACACGCTACAGCCCGACGATCGGCAGCGACTTCTGGAGGCTGAAAAGGCCGACCTAAAGCCTGACTACTCCAGTGCGGCGACTGCCGACGCGCTTCTTGCAGCCCAGCGCGAATTGAGCGTAGTCAAGGAGGCCGTCGCATCGCTTGAGCGTGACCGCGACAACTTGACATGGGCGGCTGCCGACGGCCTGGTCCATCAGTACGACCTGAAAGCGAAAGCCGAGCGAAAGCTACAGCGCGTTCTCGATGCTCTGATTCAGTTACAGCAAGCGCACGAGGATCTTGAGGCTTTCAGAGCGTTGACGGATGAAGTCAAGATCGCTCTGCCGACCGACGTGTTTTATTATTTGCCACCGGGCAATCCGAGAAACCCCAACAGCATGCTCGCCCCGAGCCTCAAGACGGCGCGCGACGCGGGCTATTCACTTTCCGTCAACGGGAGCAAGGTATGACATCGACCATCCAAGAATTGGAATTTCGCCGGTTGCAAGAACCGCCGGCCGTCGAACCGCTGCCAACCGTGCAGCCGCCGCGCCTCAATGGCCGCGAGTTACGGGCGGAATTGGCTCGCCTCGACAATGAGTTGCGCAAAAACTCCTACCGAACCAGCGTGCTCGGCTGGCGCGAAGAGGGCGACATGGAAGTGGCTCGCTTGCAGCTCGAACGGCTGGAACTGGTGGCGCAAATTGACGAACTGACAACCAAACTCGGCGAGGATTGAGAATTATGGCAGAGGAACGAACGACATTGGACCGGGGCCCCATCCCAGTCACAAAAGCCATGCGCACACTCGCTCGCGAACTCAAGGCGAAAATCGTCGAGAGGCGTTCCCTGGACGGCGGTTCCGAGGACGACATTCGCGTCGCTCGCGCGCAGCTCGACGAAATCGAATTGCGCGGCAAGTTGGCCGAGACCACCGAAGCGGCCAAACAATTGGCGGGAGATGATTGACAATGGAGCAGCGTTTCAATCCACGTCACGACGCGAGCGGCCAGTTCGCCAGCAGCGGCGGCGGGAGTTTTGCCCCGACGCCAGCGATGGGCGAATCGCCACGCACCACGTCACTGGTCGGCGGAACGCAAGCCCTGCACTCGACGGCCGCGCCGGTTAAAACCGGCTTCGATCTTCGGCCGATGGACTTGGGCGATGGTGTCCAGGTCGGTTTTCACACCATCGAAAAACAGCGCCACGAGCTTCAAGTTCCTGCCGGCGGACTTTACTCGCCTGGGGCAAACCCCGGTCCCGGCGTTCATGTTTTCGAGACGCATAAGATCCGGGAAACTCAGACGGGCGAACGGCCGCTAATCACCTATCACAACTTCCATCATTTCGCACCTGCCGGCGAGACAATTCCTAGTGATTTGGCGCAGCGGTTCAGCAATTATCCGGCTGAAGGTGAAACCTTGGGGAGAACCAAGGCTAAAGCCATGCGCGACACGGCCGACCGGATCGAGCAGGAATCGACTCAGCACATGACCCAAAATCAAAACAACAGCGTGAACGAAATGCAACACCGAAAGGCAATTCGCCAAGCGGTCAGTGGGTCATTGCCCGGCGCGGGCGCGCCGGAGCCGCGCTTCAATCCGCATCACGACCCAAGCAGCGGCGAGTTCGTTGGCGGGGGCGCAGCGCAGGCGGCGCACAAAGTGGCAAAAGCCGCAGCCGATTCCGCCGTTTTGGCTGCCGCGCACGCGATTTTGAGTAAGGGGCTTGGCAAGAGCATCAAAGCTTTGGAAAAAGGCCAAGGAACGAAAGGTCAGTTGGCCGCGTTTCTCGCCAAGCATCTCGGACGAAAACTCGGCATCAAACCGGGCGAAGTCGGGACCGTCAATCCGATCAAGGCATTGCGGATTTTGCGCAGAATCTACGGAAACGCCTACAAGCATTTGACGGGATCCGACAAGAGGATGCTAATCGCTCTGGCCGAGCAACGTTTTAACCCGAATCACGACGCCGATGGGCAATTCACGTCCGGTGGTGGTGGCGGCCCTGCTGCCGGCGGCCACCATGCCAAAATTGCCGAAATCGAAGCCAAGCGGGCCGATATGAACCAATTGGCCCATAAACTAAGCCTCAGCCAAAAGAAGGCGGATCAAAAGAAATCCGAAGAGTTGTTCGCCGAATCGAAGCGACTCAAAGACGTTGTTCGCGAGTTGCAAAAGAGCGGCGGCCAATTTGACACGGTTGCCGCGAAACCGGCCGAAGCACCGAAGCCGCCAACCGCAGCGACGACCACGCCGAAACTATTCGAGTCGGAGTTTCACCAAGCCTATGACAAGGCGGACCCGAGCGGCCGCGGCCTGGTCACCGTCAAGAAATTGCGGGACTTGCTTCCGCACTATTCGCGTGAAGAATTCGACGCCGGCCTGCGCAAGCTGCGAATGTCCGACCATTACACGATGGATAGTTCGCAGGGCTCAACCGCGAAAGGTGCGGTCCTGAATGACGCCGATAGGCAGGCCGGAATCAAAGAGGGAACGAGCCATCTTGTCTACGTCAGCCGGAAAAACCGCCGCAGTTTCGACGATCGCAATGTCGAATACCGAGCCATTTCCAGCGGCGGCAGCATCGGCACGTTGCACGGCTATGCGGCGATTTACAACTCACCGAGCGAGCCGTTGGGCAAGGCACCGGCGCAATGGACCGAAATTGTGAAGCCGGGCGCCTTCTCCCGTTCCCTTGCCACAAATCCCGACGTTGTTTGCCGATACGATCACGGCTCCGGCGGCGGTTGTTTGCCCCTGGGGCGCACCAGTTCCGGCACGCTGCGGCTGGCCGAAGATTCGCACGGCCTGAAGTACACCTGCGATTTGCCGAATACTTCGGCGGCCCGCGACCTGATCGAAAGCATGAAACGCGGCGACGTTGCACATTCCAGCTTTGCGTTCAACGTAAACGGGTCGGCGGGTGAGCGCTGGAGCAAAGGCCCAGGCGGCATTGTGACGCGCGAACTGCACGACGTTGACCTCCACGACGTCAGCCCGGTCGCATCGCCAGCATACCGATCGGCGACGGCCAGATTCACGCCCCCCAACGTGCGCGACAGCGACAACCTGAGCACGGTCACGGATAGCGTGCCGATGCGCTCCTTAGCGCAGGCAGAGGCCGAATTGCGGCGTCGCGAAATGGCCGACCCCGGCAGTCTGGTTTCCGCTAAGGCGGCATTGGAGCAGAGGCTCGAATGTAGGTTTGCCCCACGCGACCTTCAGTCAGCAAGAGCAGAACTTGCGCGGCGTGAACGCGGCCGAACGCCGGCACCGTCGGCACCATCGACGATGAGCGTGGCCGATGCGCTGAAACAATTAGATCGTCGCGCGTACTCTCGGAATTAGTTGGAACGCCATTCCGGCTTGTCGCCGGATGTCTCCAGCCGGCAGCCGCTCGCTCACAGGGGCGGCCGCCGGTTTTAAACACAAGGAAATGCCGATGGAAACAGGGACTATCAAGAAGTTGACGGACAGGGGCTTCGGGTTCATCGGGCTCACTGGCGGCCTTGGTGATGTGTATTTTCACGCGACAGGCTTGTCCGGCGGGTGGCGTTTTCCAGAATGCCGCGAGGGACAGGCCGTCGAATTCACCATCGTCGACGATAACGGAAAACCGCGGGCCGTCGGAGTGCGGCAAGTAATCGAGGTGGCAATGCCCGCCGTCGCGGATCCATCAATGAGCGGCAAGGAAATCGCGGACGAGATTGCCCGACTGCGTGCCGACATACGGGACGGCATCGGTTCCAAACGCGAACTAAATCGCCAGATCGACGCGTTGGTCCGGCAGGCGGCGGACCTTCAGAGGCAAAAGGCATAA